GACAACTATCGTGCGTATATGTGTTTGAAACAATCGGATATGATTAGAAGACCTTCAAGATTAATTTTAAATTATCATGAACTCGGTCCAATTGGTAGGGACAGCAACTATTTATTAGAAACTGAGGAGTAATAATTAAATGCCTGATACTACAGAATATGGTGCTAATGCTCACGTATCTGGTACCCTATCGGTAACCGGATCTGTGGTTGTAAATGAACACAGCCACCCTTCTTATGATTTTCGAATTGAATCAGATGGTCAAAGCCACATGCTCTTTGTTGACGCTGGCAATGATGCAATTGGTATTGCCACGGACACCCCCAACTCCAGCATTTCCTTAACGGTTAATGGTGATGCCGCTTTTACAGATGATAAGAAGCTTTATTTTGGCACCGATGCCAACTGGTATATTGAATACGATGAGGACGGTCAAGATCGCCTAACGTTTGGGGGCGACGACGCAGCGTTCCTTAGTACGACGTCTAACAAGCCGAAGCTGAGTCTTTTTAATTCTAACACGGATGCGAACGGACCTCAGCTTATTTTCCAGAAATGGTCACAATCCAGCGCCGCCGACGATGATGTCCTAGGTGACATTCAATTTCTTGGACTCGATGACGGCAATAATACAACCATGTATGGTCGAGTAAAAGTTTGTTCAGCCGATGTAACAAATGCCACAGAAGACGGAAGGATGGAAATTAATCTTGTGCAGAATGGTACTGATACCAGCATTTTAAGAATAGAATCAACTCAGATTGGCGTATTCAACAGTGCTCCGACCGAAGCGTTGGACGTAATTGGGAATATCAGAACTGTAAAAAATAATAATTCGGCAGGTGCAAAGGGAAAGTTAATTTTAGCAAAATCCAAAGGCTCTGCCGGATCAGAAACCGTGGTGTCCAGCGGAGATACTATTGGAGCGATTGAATTTAATGCATATGATGGTGATGAGTTTTTAACTGCGGCAGAAATCTATGCTAAGGTCGATAACACTCCGGGTGATGGTGACATGCCTGGTTCTCTTCATCTTGCTGTAACAACCGACGGAGCCGCTGCCACAACAGATAGAATAGTTATTGATTCTAAAGGTAATGTTAGAGTTAATGTTGATGCAGGGGGACAGACCTTAAACACTTCGGCTCTGGGTACCATTGCTCTCCATAACGGTACCGCCCCTGGTGCCGGAACAACGAATACTGCTGTTCTGTATGCCATAAGTGGAGAGCTTAAAACCATGGATGCCCTTGGGAATGAAACGCTTTTATCTCCGCATCCTGAGGGATCAGAAGACTGGGTTTTTTACTCTAAGAATGTTGAAACTGGTAAAACAGTTAAAATCCAAATGGAAAAACTCATGAAAAAACTCAACGATCTACTTGGTGAGGACCTCTACGAAGAGTGGATTGAAGAAATTACTTGACACAACAGTTTGATTATGTTACATTAATTCTATGAAAGTGGAGCTAAAGTGAAAACTATAATTCATGTCAACCAACATGTGATCAAGAAAAACACGAAGAGTGGAGCTTCTGATCCATGTTTGACAATAAAAACATATAAAGATAATCGATATGCTCATGAGGCTGTTATTCTGGATACTGAGGGGAATGAAGTGGCGAGAGTTGTCTATAGCCCACATAAGCCGCTCTCCTGTGGAGCTAGGTGTTGGATTGAGACTAAAAATAAAGTCAAGACAATCGTAAGAGGTGCGCGTGATGAGTAAAAAAATTCCATTTGTCGGGCTTCACGCTCACAGTGGTCTGAGTCTAAATGACGGACTTGGATATCCGCAGGACCATATGAAGTTCGCTTATGAGAATGGGGGCAATGCCCTTGCTTTAACTGACCATGGTCACATGAATGGCTTGCCATATCAGGTTCTTTTTGCTAAGAAAATGAAGGCTAACGGTAAAAATTTTAAACCTATTTTTGGAGTAGAGGCTTACTTTCTTCCATCTCTTGATATGTGGAGACAGGAATACGAAAAGGCAAAGCAAGAAAAGAAAGCTCTAAAGGATCAAATCCAATTATCCATCGAGGATGAGCAAGCTTCAAAACAAAAGGTAAAGGATATTCTTAAAAAAAGAAATCATCTAATTCTCCTGGCAATGAATCAGGAAGGATTAAACAACATATTTAAACTTGTATCGGAGAGTTATAATGCCAATAATTTTTATAGGTACCCTCGTATTGATTATGATTTGCTTAAAAATTACAATGAGGGTGTCATTGCTTCTAGCGCTTGCTTGGGCGGCGTATATGCTGGTGACTACTGGGACCATAGAGAAAATGGGTCAGATGCTGTTTTAGACGCAATGCGTCAGACAACCAAGCGCATGAAATCTATTTTTGGGGATCGATGGTATGGAGAGCTTCAATGGAACAACATCCCTGAACAGCATGAACTTAATAAGCATATTATTGAAGTTTGCAAAGAGCACGATGTCGAGCTAATTTCCACTGCTGATAGTCACTATCCTAGTCCCGATGCCTGGAAAGACAGAGAGTTATATAAAAGGATAGGATGGCTAGGTAAAGGAGGACTCCCGCAATGGATGTCTTCTGACCTACCAGTCGATGTTGAAGAGATCGGTTATGAGCTTTATCCTAAAAATGGCGAACAGATGCTTGAGTCTTATAGAAACTACTGTGATAAGCTTGAAGTAAGTTATGATGATGATCTGGTGTTGGATTCACTTAAACGAACAGATCATATTGCTCACGATAGGATTGAAGAGTTTTTGCCTGATAATGAAGTTCGTCTTCCAAAGTTTGTTGTACCTAAAGGTAAGACCGACATCCAGGCTTTGACTGAACATTGCTTGAGGGGACTCAAACAAAAGAGACTAGATGATAGTAAAGACTATGTTAAGAGGCTAAAGGACGAACTTCTCGTGATTCGCGACCGTGGTTTTGCGAAATACTTTTTAACTATGAAAGCTATCGCAGACAAAGCTAACTCCATCCAGTTAACTGGTCCCGGTCGTGGGTCAGCGGCTGGCTCATTGGTAGCTTACGTTTTACAAATAACTCAGATTGACCCAATCAAACATGGTTTACTTTTTTCGAGATTTTTGAGAAGAGATGCGGTGGATTATCCTGATATCGACTATGATGTTTCTGATCCAATGTCTCTGAAAGAGAACCTGATTGAGGAGTGGGGTGATGATACTGTTGTTCCGATTTCAAACTACAATACTTTAAGATTAAAGTCACTAGTAAAAGATATTTCAAAGTTTTATGATGTTCCCTTTGCTGAGGTAAACGCTGTCACGGGCAGAATGATTTTGGAGGCGACACCTATCGCGAAGAAAAAGCATGACATTAAAGCGGGGGTTTATGTTCCTACTTTTGAAGAGGTTATGGAATACTCTGAAAGCTTGAAGAGTTTTTTGTATAAATATCCAGAAGTTAAAACACACATAGATGCTTTGCTAGGTCAGGTCAGGTCGGTTTCTAGACACGCTGGTGGCGTCGTCATCGGAGAAGACTTAGATAAGTGGATGCCTTTAATTAATAGTGGTGGGATAAGACAAACGCCATGGAGCGAAGGTCAGAATGTTAGACACCTTGAACCGTTTGGCTTTATTAAATTTGATATTTTGGGTCTAGCTTCATTAAGGATGATCGAGAATGCCATTGAACATATATTAAAAAGGCATTTTTATAATCCTAATCCGACTTTTGATGATATCAAAAAGTTTTATGAGGAAAACCTGCACCCAGATAAGATTGATCTTAATGATCAAAAGGTTTATAACAATATTTTTCATAAAGGCAAGTGGGCGGGTATATTTCAATTTACCGAGAGTGGGGCGCAAGGGTTTTGTAAAAGAGCAAAGCCTAAAAATATAATTGACATCTCTGCGATAACTTCCATCTATCGACCTGGACCGCTCAGCGCAGGAGTGGACCAAAATTATATAGAAGCTAAAAATAGTCCAAGTTCTGTGGAGTATTTGAATAATCTAGTGAGAGAAGTAACAAAGGAGACTCACGGGTTTTTAATTTTTCAAGAACAGATTGCTTTACTCGCACACAAACTCGGGAAGGGCATTTCACTTGACGAGGGCAACGCGCTGCGCAAACTACTTACTAAAAAAGGAACAGGAGATCATGAAAAGAAAAAAACAAAAATCTACGAAAAGTTCCTCGAAGGTTGTTTATCTAAGGGACTGTTACAAGGAGATGCCGAAAGACTCTGGCAAACATTCGAGTACTTTTCAGGGTATGGCTTTAATAAGTCCCACGCTGTTAGCTATAGCATTCTTAGCTATCAGTGCGCCTATCTTCTTAATTACTATCCCACAGAGTGGATGGCGGCGTTTCTCGACAAGGAGCCAGAAGACCGAAAAGAACGAGCTATTAACACTGCTAAGTCAATGGGATTCAAAATTAGAAAACTAGACATTAATAGTTCAGGAACAGTTTGGGAAATTGGCGAGGATGGTAGGACCCTCATACAACCGCTGACTGCGATTAAGGGTCTAGGTGATAAAGCCATTGAACAGATTTTAAGTAATAGACCTTTTAATACAATCGACAATTTACTTTTTAATGAAAATATAATCTACAGTAAGCTTAATAAAAAAGCTTTAGATGTTTTGTGTAGGGCGGGAGCAATAGAATCACTATGTGACTCAAGGTTTGCTGGCATGAAACATCTTTGGTCATCAGCGATTGTTGATAGACCGAAGACTCCTAAAAAGCTTAAAGAAAATATAGAGTTGTATAAAGATGAGGGTGAGTTTAGCGTGGAAGAGAAGATAGCGCACCTATCGGACTTAACTGGTGTTTTCCCGATGGAACTGGTAATGAGCAAAGAGATTCTTAGAAAACTAAAAGAAAAGCATATTCCGCCAATTGCAGAGTATGACAAGGACTTAGGTCTGGTGTGGTTTGTCCCTAGAGAGATTATCAAAAGAAAGACGAAAAATGGTAAGCCGTACTGGGTTTTAAACGTCATTGACTCAACGAACACAAGTACTCGAATCCGTTGCTGGGGCGTGAACAAGAGGGATAAAATTATGCTGAATAGACCTTACGTAGGAAGCCTAGATTACGATGAGCAGTGGGGATTTTCTACTCGTGTTGTTTCTCGTAGTTTGAGGCTTATAGGATAAAAGTTATGGGTAGTAAATTTTCTAGAAAGATAAAAAGAAATAAAATGAAAAAAAAGAAGGCACAGCTTCAATTAGAAATAAAAAACAAGTTAAAGCATTTTGAAAAGTTGCCTGAATGTTGTCTAATGTGTGAAAAACCTTTCGATAAGAAGAACAAAGAAATGGTTATAAATTGGTACGTCATTGTTAGAAAGACACAGGAGACGGTTAATCTTTATTGCCCTACCTGTTGGCAACGTGCTTTGGATAACGTTAAAAAAATAGAAGAGAGGTTAAATGAAGTATAAAGAAACGGTTAGCTTTGATGATGTCCTGCTGACACCTCAGTACTCTAGAATCAAAAGCAGGTCTGAAATTGATTTAAAAAACAATTTAGGGAAAAAAGAATTTTCGTTACCTATTGTTTCTAGCCCAATGGATACTGTTACTGAAGACCAAATGGCGGCTGCTTTATCAGCCCTGGGCGGTCTTGGCGTAATACACCGTTATAATTCAATAGAGGAGCAAGCAGACTTGGTTGATAAAACCTATGAGGCTATTTCTGATGATTTTGTTTGTGTTAGTGCGGATTGCGATGATTTTGATCCCGCAATAGGGGCTGCAGTGGGGATAACCGGTGATTTTCTAGAAAGGACCCACGCGCTAATTGAAGCAGGGGCGTCAATTATTTGTGTTGATGTCGCCCACGGTCACCACGTGCTTGTTAAAAAAGCGATTAAGTCACTAAAAGACAGTTTTGCAGACAAGGCTCACTTTATGGTGGGAAACGTTGCAACGCCACGGGCTTTTAAGGACTTAGTTGACTGGGGGGCAGATAGTGTAAGAGTTGGCGTCGGTGGTGGATCCATTTGTTCCACCAGAATTCAGACTGGTCATGGTTTATCAACTTTGCAGTCAATACTAGACTGTGCACCCATCAAGGGGAGCACCAAACTAATAGCAGATGGTGGTATTAGAACTAGCGGTGATGCAACCAAGGCTTTAGCTGCGGGGGCAGATTTCGTGATGCTCGGGTCTTTACTGGCGGGCACAGATGAGAGCCCAGGTCAAATATATACGGCTCAGGACGACAAGCAATATAAAGTTTACAGAGGCATGGCAAGTCGAGAAGCTCAAGAAGATTGGAGAGGGAAGATAAGCTCGCTAGAGGGCATATCGACAACGATCCCCTACAAAGGGAGCGTTTACTCTATCGTGTGCTCTTTGGAAAGAGGAATCAGATCTGGATTGTCGTACTCTGGCGCACAGGACTTAGCTGAGTTTTTTAAGAAGGCTAAGTTTGCTTTGCAAACTAACGCAGGTCAAATAGAAAGCTCTACTCATATATTAAGGAGAATGTAAATGTCTGAAGTTAAAAAAGTATGTTTTGAGGAATTAGATAAGAGGCATGCGGATTTAAAAGTACGCCTCTATTACGATGGCTTAACGCAAAATGAATTTTTTAATTTAATGATTTCTGGTTATGTTGAAAAAGATGAGAATATAATAACATTTATTGAAAATTATAAAGAAGCTAGTTCAAAGCAAAGTCAAAAGAAAAGATTTAAATCTAAACAGCTTACTAAAAAGGGACGAGAGACACAGAAGCAATTTGCTCTCGGTGATACTGAGATAGAAAATATTTTTGATATGATCTCAAAGGAGCACCCAGATTTATGAAAGCTTGTAGCACATGCTGTGTGGAGAAAGAGGTTTCTTGCCCGATAGAAGAGTGTCGTCTTTGGATTGATTATGAAGAAGATCTGAATTGTTCTTTAGTTTCTATAAAAAAACACGGCAACATGACTTTACGAGAAATTGCCAGAAGGTTGAATATTAGCTTTGTTAGGGTAAAACAAATAGAAGACAAAGCGTTGGAAAAATTGAATAGTGGTTGTAAGTTCAAATAATTACAAGAAAAACAGCTTTTTAAGTGTTTATAAACTATTTATTCTGACAATATACTATTCTTTAAAGGAGATCACTTATGTCTAAAAAACTTCTCAACGAGCACACAGTTCGTAGATTTATGAAACTCGCAGGTACGGAAGTTCTTGCATCGGACTTTGTCAAAGAGGGATCAGTCCCAGCATCTAAAAATGACTTGGATGGACAGCCGTTAACCTCTCAAGGTGGTAACGACGAATTCGGATCTTCTAAAGAATACCCAGGAACGATTAAGAAACAGCCTGTTACCGACCTGAATCTTGCACAAGGAAGCGCACCAAAGGGAAAAACCCCCGTTGATAAGGGTGGAAACAAGAACTTGATGGAGCAGCCCCCAGAAGAAGAGGTACTGGAAGAGCCAGGACCTGAGGGACCCGAGGGTATGGACCTCCCACCTGGACCCGAAGACGAGCTTCCTCCTGAAGGAGAACTTCCCCCTGAAGAGGGTGAAGGTGTTTCGGACGTTGATCTTAGCGCAGAAGAGGCTGAGGTCTTGGTCAGCTTGGGTCAAAAGCTAGCTGCAGAATTAGAAGGGGAAGGTGAGGAAGAAGAACTTCCACCCGAGGAAGAGATCCCCGCCGATGACCTGCCCCCGATGGGAGGTGAAGAACTTCCCCCGATGGGTGACGAAGAGGGACCTCCCATGATGGAGGCTCACCAGCGAGCTTTGGTGGATCAGGTTCTTAAGGAGACTGCGCAAAATGTTAAATATTACTTGAACGCTCTCAGAGAACAACAACAGGCGACACAGCTAAATGAAGCCAGAGAGGCACGAAAAGCTGTTTTAGCAGAAAGTTTAGCAGAAAGAATTTTTGATAGACTTAAGAAAAAGGGAGGCAAATAATGTCTAAAAATAAGATTAAAAGGTTACTTAAGGAGAGCACTTTAAAGCGTTTTAGGCAGTTGGCTGGAGTTCCCCTAAACGAAGGTATGACAATGGCGTACAAAGCCGATGACGAAAAAGAAGAGCTTGAAGAAGAGCTTGAAGAGGACGTCGAAGAACTTGAGGAGAGCCCAGGC